GTGTAGGCCGACGGGACACTCACGACGAGGTGCCCGGCGGAGCCGTCGAGGCTGTTGAGATCCGGCGTCGATCCCGAGTGCCCCGCGATGAACGCGAAGTCGCCGACCTTGAGGCCGTGCTGCGTCCGGGTGGTGATGACGCCGGGGTTGCCGACGGCCGACGAGATGACGTCGACGGCCGGGTCCGGGAACATCGAGTCGGCCGGGGTCGCCTCGCCGTCGCCGTTCGCGGTGACCGCGTCAAGGCCGTGGAGCACCTGGCCGAAGATCCGCTTGCTGTTGATGACGTGCTCGGCCATGCCGACGGTCAGCCCGTCGCGCTTCGCGCCGCGGTTGAACTTGGACACGTAGGTGCCGTTCAGCATGATCGAGCCCTGGCCTACGTCGTCGCCGCCGAGGCAGACCGCGACGAGCTGCGGCGGGGTGTTGGGGTTCTGCGGCGGGGTGACCGGCTCCATGTACGCCTGGAGCATGCCGACCGCGCGGTCGTCGTACAGGCCCTCGCCCGTGTTGAACATCAACTTGGCGATGCCGATCGGGGTGTTCTCCTCGAAGTTGTCACCGAAGGTGTGCGTCTCCTCGATGATGTTCTCCTCCTCGATGCTCATCTGGTAGCTGTCCCCGGATACGTCGATGCCGCCTACGAGGAAGCGGATCTTGGAGGGTGTTGAAAGTGCCATCTGGGTTTTCTCCTTTAGTCGTCCAGCCGGTCGGGCAGCTCGCCACGTCCGTGCTCATGCTCCCAACCGCAATGACAGACGATCCGCCATGTGCGTCCGAAGCCGCGTGCTACTAGTCTCTCAGCCACGCTCCCGCAACCGGGGCAGGGCTCCTTGTGCTTCGGCGGGTTCGGCTCCGCTTCCGTGTACGGCTTTCCGTCCGCGGCTAGGATCATGGAGCCACTTCCGTGTCGCAGATGAAGTTGACCGCCCAGACGCATCGCTGGTTCCCGTCACGCTCCAGCAGGAACGGCGTCTGGTTCGCCGTGATGAGGTTGAAGTTCGTCGAGCCTATCACCACGTCCTGCACCTTGACCAAGTCCTCGAAGATCGTCTGGATCATCGCGTGCGGCCCGTCGTAGTCCGTCGCGGTTCCCCGCACCTTCACCTGGACGCCGGGGTTCACGTACTGCAGCCCGGGCCGCCCGAACCCGCGGTTCGGCGGGTTCCCGGCGTACTCGAACAGGCAGATCACCGCGTCCGGGGTCGGGGGCATCTCGCCGCGGCGGATCGTCGTCCAGGCCCCGAGGCTCAGGGTCTGGATCCGCGTCTTGATGTCCGCGAGCAGAGTCGTGGGCATCTTAACGAAGTTCCTTTGGGACTAGATCATCCGCGACTACTCGAACTACTCTTAGTTTCGGAGCACGGCCCTCGAACAAGACGATGTTCTTCCCGAAATTCTCCAAACCCACGCTGTGAGGACTAACCTCCCCGACGGGAACTACCTCGTACACCCGGCCCGGCGCTTTCTTTCCTCGTCCGGCTTTTTCAGCCCAGTACTCCGCGCGGCCTTGATCCGAAGTGAGCGAAACATCCTTCTGTTTTCTCGACTCCCTGAAGTTCGGCTTATGCCCGGGCTCAATGATGTCCCCCGGCTGAAACGGATACGGACTGCCGTGGTAGAGCTTTCCGCCGAGGACATCCCCGAGCTTTCGATTTTCTCCCCTAACCGAAATGGTTTGATCGGTCCACTGATTGCCTCGAAACGGGTGGCCTGGAAAGTCGCCCATCAGTCACCCACCCGCACGATCACCTCTCCGGTCGGCTCGTACTCTTCCCACACGTCTCCCGGCTTGTCGATCCGGCGAAGTACGTGCTCGATCTCCACCACGCGGGATCCCATCTCGGCCAGTAGGTCCTTCAGTTCGGCCCCGCTGCGCGTCCTCATTTCCAGCATCAGCTCACGCGCGCCGCGACGCGGGCCGCGAAGCCCGGCGACGCCTTCCGCATCGCGTTCTCCAGGAACTTCGGCCCGCCCGACGTGAACTGGACCGGGTCGCCGTCCGCCTCGGTCTTGACCCAGCTGTACGGCGAGTGCTCCGACAGGTGCTCGTGGACGGCGAGCGCGTAGGGTTCGGCGGCGCCCCCGACCTCGACCCGGACCTCGATCTTGTTGCCGTCGCGCTCGAACATCACCTCGTGGGACGCCTTCAGGACCCCGAAGCGCACGGGCGTGTTCGACATCGACTCTTCTTTGACGAGTTCCATCTCCTCGACGGCGGCGCGACCGAGCTTGCCCATGATGGCCTCACGGTGCTTCTCCAAAGCGGCGCGCAGACCGTCGAAACCCTTGGTCGCCATCTTAGATTGCGACCACCTTGATATACTCCGCGTTCGTCGACGGGTCGACGATGCTGCCCGCCCGCTGGAGCGGGGAGCCCGAGGTCCCGTCGGGCAGGACGAACTTGTCCAGGACGCTGATGATCGTCGGCCGCGGGAAGGTGAGCTGCGTGCTGGACGTCACGTCGCGGCCCTCCTTGTCCCTCGCCTGCACCCGGTTGTGCTCGACCACGCACCGGACGGAGCGCGGCGTGCCCCAGGTGATCTTCCCCGAGTCGTCCACCGTGGCGTCCGAGTAGCGGTAGTGCTGCACGGTCGCCTGGAGGCTCATCGTGACGCTGTCCGCGATCGCGACGCCTGAGACGACGATCTCACGGAGGCCCATCAGCTCACTCCCTCGAAGACGCCCGCGATCTGTCGCAGGCGCTCACCCACGGGCCCCGCCTCGCGGGACGCGAAGTCCCTGACGATGGCGGCGAACTCAGCGCGCATGGCTGCCACGATCTCTTCGTGACCGCGGACGTCGATCGTCACGGCCGCTGCGAGCGTCGGGCCGACGATCACCTCAACCACGGAGCACCTGCCAGATGAGCGCGTTGCCTCGGATCTTTCCCCACCACGGCGGGAGAAGCATCTTGACTGCGTCGGGAATGACCGTCTGGTACGCCGACTTCACGCTGTCACTGAACGACAGGCTGATCGGTCCGACTCCCAGGCTCGTGATGCCCTGTGTCTCGACGTCGTTGTTCGCCGTCCGGTTCGAGACGATGAGCTGCTTCGCGAACTCGGCGACGGCGTACTTGAGCTGCCTCGGGATCACGTCCTCGTCGATGTTCCCGAGCCCGTCCGCATCGATCACCCCGTTGCGCGGCCACGCAAGCCGCTGCCCGGCGCCCACGCCGCCCTCGTCGATCAGCCGGGTCTGGTTCCCGGCCCAGTCGTACTTGCTGTCCAGAAGTAACACGGCCATTATGAGCGCCCGCTCCTTCGTGTCCTGGTCGGCGCCCGTCCAGTCGTCAGCATAGAGGACCGTGCCGAAATACTCGTCGGCTTCGGCCACCGTGCAATACGAGTTCGCGTTCGACGCCCCCGGAGTCGCGATTATCGTGGGCATGCCGAATCCCCCTGTCCGCACGTACGCACGTTATGACCGATCTCTTGGCACTTTCCGCACCGGTACTCGTTACGCTGAACGGTGTATCCTGTGAGTCCTTTGTTCCACGGGTTGCGGCGGCCGAAACCACTCTTCCGTCGGCCTTCTTCGGTGTGTCGGAAGCCAACCTTCGCCAGTGCCAGCTTCTCGCGGGTCGCCGCGCTCACCACCCGGCCGGTGTTCGCGGCGAGCAGCGCCTGACGCGTTTGCGGCAACATCGGCTTTCCACGATGAGCGACGCTCAGAACCTTTCGTTCCTCGGGGGACCACGCCCGGCCCTTGTTCCAGGCAGGGATGTCGGCATGAGATGCGCCAACGCGGTTTCGGAGTTCCGGCGTCCACGACGCCGAAGACAGGCCGTCCCCTCCAACCGTCCCGTTCACGAGGCGGTAGCCACGCGCTCTCAGCACTGAAATCGCCCGGACCTCGGCGGCCTTCGCCTCAGCTTCGTCCTGGAGAACGACCTTCACGACTAGCCGAGGAGCCACTCCATCGCGAATGAGCGACCGGACCCAGTTCGCCCGGTACGACTTGTCCTTCGCCTTCGGTTTCTGGTGCGTCTTCAGCCGACGCATCGTATCGACCGTCCATCCGACGTAGCGCACCTCGTCGGTGCGCGGGTCTGCCAGGTAGTAGAGGTAGGATCGCCGCAGCATCAGCGCACCGAGGCCACGACGTCGAGCGTCGAGTCCCTGTAGTCCCCGACCACGACGTACTTCAGGCGGATCTTGTTCCCGAGCAGCCCGTTGAGGATCGTGTTCGCCGTCATCGTCCCGTCAGTCGGGGTGGTGTTCGGCGTGAGAGCGGCGTCGAGGTTCACAGCCTGCACGAGCCGGGCCGTGAAGACCGAGAACGAGAACTGCATGATGTCGCACCACGTCGCCTCGTTGTCGAGGGTCGTCTGGACGTAGAGGTCCAGGGACTGGACGCCGGGGCTCGGCGACGGCGACGCGCTGCCTGAAGGAGAGGCGCTGGCCGAGGACGAGGACGACGCGCTCGCGGAAGGCGAGGTGCTGGCGGACGCGCTGACCGACGCGCTGGCCGAAGGGCTCTGTGACGCGCTGACCGAGGCGCTGGCCGAAGGGCTCGCGGACGTGCTGGAGGACGGCGAGGTGCTCGCCGAGGCGCTGACCGAGGCGCTGGCCGAGGGGCTCTGCGAGGCGCTGGAGGACGCGCTCGGGCTCGTCGAGGCGCTCGGGCTCGTGGCCGAGCCGTAGACGAAGCTGGCCTGGACGAGCAGGTAGCTCGCGGCCTCCGGCAGCCGGCCGAGGCTACTAGCCTCGGTGGTGTAGGTCCCGTCCGCCTCAGGAACAGCTCCTGAGAAGAGGGTGTGGATGAAGCTGCTCATCGAAGTACCAGATCCACCTTAAGCGTCCCGGTGTAGCTCCCGACCACGACGTACTTGACCCTGAACTTGGTTCCGATCAGGCCGCTGAGGATCGTGTTCGAGGTGATCGCTCCGTCAGTTGGGGTCACGTTCGGGGCGAGCGCGGTCGATGCCTTCACGGCGCTGACCTTCCGAACGGAAGTGGTCGCGAACGAGAAGTTCGCGACGTCGCACCAAGTCTCCTCGTCGTCGAGGCTCGTCTGGATGTAGACGTCGAGGGTCGTCCCTCCGGATGATCGAACGAAGTTCGCCTGCGCGGCGACGTACTTCGCGCCAGCCGGGAGTCGGCCTACGTAGTAGCCCGGCGTGACGTAGGTTCCTGCAGCGGGGATCGTGACGTTGACCAGCGTCACCTGGTTCGCGTTGCTCATCTGACCTCCTACGGCCTTGTGGGCACGGGGGTCACCCCCGTGCGAGGTTCACGGCTCGTTTCGACTTCCGCCGGCCCGCGGGAGCGGGGGCGCGCGTTGAGACTTTGCCAGTCTGTTCCGCGTACGTCGTGCCCCATGTCGATCTCCTTGAGCCAGCGTTGCGCTGGGAGAAGTGAGAGAGTGGTCGGGCGGAGGCATCGCTGCCCCCGCCCGATGAGTGCGTCTTAGACCTCGACCGGCGCCGTCGCTGCGTTTGCCAGCTCGGCCATGAACCGGGTCAGGGCGCTGCGATCGGCGGTGCGGTTGTACTTCACCAAGATGGTCTCCAGCGTCGTGCTCTTGCCGTTGCCCCAGACGACCTTGAACGTGCGAGTAGGGCTGTTGGGGTTGGTCGGAAGAGCGGCGCCGAACAGCTCGTGCGGGCCGCCAGCGACGTCGTCGTAGAGACCTTCGAGCGTGATGTTCGTCACGCGCCCGATGCCGATCGGGGTGTTCTCTTCGAAGGAGTCACCGAAGGTGTGCGTCTCCTCGATGATGTTCTCGATCTCGATGCCGTTGAAGCTCTGGACGAACTGCGAGATGTCGACGGGGGTGCCGCCAGCGTCGTCGTACCAGATTTCGATTTCGGAAGGGGTGGACTTTGCCATGGATCAGGGGCTCCTTAGATCTCGACGGCGTACGTCAGGATGACGTCGAAGTGGGTGGCACCGGTGAACGTGCCTACCGCCGCGAGCGTCACCGCGGTGTTGACGTCGTTCTGGATGTACGACGCGC